TACTGGAGATCAAGGACCACCCGGACCAACCGGAGATCCCGGTGCATCCGGAGCTAGCGGAACAGCCGGAGCAACCGGAGCTACTGGAGATCAAGGACCACCCGGACCAACCGGAGATCCCGGTGCATCCGGAGCTAGCGGAACAGCCGGAGCAACCGGAGCCACTGGACCTACTGGAGCAACCGGAGCCACTGGACCTACCGGAGCCACTGGACCTACCGGAGCTGCTGGAGCTGCCGGAGCCTCTAACACTATAATCGCTAGTAGTTTTGGCGGGTTGTAGTTATAATTGTCTATACTAAAAAGGAGCACATATGCCAGTTACATCGACACCTATTTTTCCGCAAGCACCATACTTTGTCGCAAAGACACTTGCAGCACAAACAGCTTGTACTACTAGAGCTCCTACTGCAACAGCATCACTAGCAGCAGCAAATATTGTAGAGGTTGTACCAGCTTCAACTAATGGGTTAAGGATTGATAGTATTCAAGTCAACTCTTGCTCTACTTCTTTTACTTCAGCCACTGCTGGTAATATCGTAGGCATATGGGTATGGGATGGTACTACTGCTTTCTTGTTTACAGAAATACTTGTGACCGCTGTAACTCCTTCCACTACTGTTGCTGGGTTTACTACTACTTTGACTTTCGTAAACCCTCTTGTATTACCCCCTACATTTAAGCTTTTTGCTTCCGTTAGCGTTACTACTACAGCTAGTACTACAGCTTTGCAAGTTTGCGTGATGGGGGGAGCATATTAATGCCAGGAGCATTTAGTTACGGAATGACTCCGGCTAACTCTCCAAAGGGTTCTGCATTCCAAGCAGTTCAGCCTTCTGTAATTCCTGTTGGTGTTATCGAAATGTTTGCTGGTTCTACCGCCCCTAATGGATGGCTAGTTTGTGACGGAAGAACTGTAAGCAGAAAGACTTATAGCGATCTTTTTAAAGTCATTGGCACTACTTATGGTGCTGGAAATTCTAACGATACATTTACTTTACCAGATATGCGCGGTAGGTGTCCAATTGGCGTAGGTACTGGTTCCGGTTTAACAGCTAGAACATTAGCCTCAACTACGGGAGCAGAGACTGTTACTCTGACTGCTTCCAATATTCCTTCAATTACAACTGGAACTCAAAGTGCTAATCATACTCACTCTGGGACTACTAGTGGAATCTCTGCAAACCATTACCATCAGAATTACTCCGATGGTGTGGGCAGCGGAAACATGGGAAGAGCACAGTACGGATTTAGTGCTCTTGGTGGAGGGTATGCAGGGCAGATTATCGTAGGAAGTGGTGCAAATGGATATTCTACTTCTTATACTGGCTATGTCTCAGGAGATCATACCCATACAGTAACGACAGGTAACGAAAGTGCAAACCATAGCCACACTTATACTAACAATAGTCTAACAGCTACAAGTATAATGCAGCCAGCTATTGCCATAAACTTTATAATCAAAACATAGGAGGTTATATGCTTCATTTAGGAATATTTAAAACACAGAGGTTAGTAGCAGACCAATACGAGGATATCTATAATTTAACATTAGATCAAAAAGATGAGTCTAATGTTGTTAAGAACTCTACTATGCCAGTTCCTTTAAGCTCAGACCTTGGGGCTTATTTGACAACTTTAATTAATCAAGTTTCAAATTTCATACCGAGTGCAGAACCAGACGAGCTATCTCAAGCTAAAGCTAGAAAACTACAATCCATAAACAATGAATGGATTGCACTAGAGAAAACCGGATGGGACTCGGGTAACGGCTACCACCTTGGTATCACCCCTTCTGATGTTGCCCTTATCGTAGGAGTGTTCTCTTTGGCTAGAGAGGCTTCAGCTATGGGCTTACCTTTGCCAGGATTAATTAGTTTAGAAGGAAACCCAGTTGAATTTGAAACCATACAAGATATGACTGTATTGCTTATGTACTATGGTAAGGCTAGATCTGATATGGCTAATGCTTTTGCTGCTAGACGAAAGGCGGTAGAAAATGCTACTATGATTGAAGAGATACCTACAATTTAAGAAAGAACAAGTATGATACCTTTTAAAACTCGAGTGGCAGTTCAGCTCAGTGTAGAAGATCCCCACGATTTAGAACCTATCAAACAAGCTTACTGCGTACTCGTTGAAGTTCATATGAACTTTGAACTTGAAGCTATGGTTGCTGTGTTTAAGTGCTGGAAGAGTGAACAAGCATTTCTGTCTGACCGCAAAGCATTTCATACTATTGAAATTCCTTTCCCCCCAGAAGAGGGCGGTAAAGAATTCTTTGAAAAGTGGAACACAGACGCAGCAAGCGTAATTTTAAGCACACATCTGCGAAATCATTGTTTACTCCATCCATCTCTAGCACAAGCAAAGGTCGTAAGTGAGTAAGACTCAGCTTGTCATCAAGCACAAATGGGCACTAGGTGACACTGTGTTGCTAACCGCTCTTGTTCGTGATATTCAACTAGCCTACCCCAATCAGTATCAAATCGTAGTAAACACCAACTGGAGTAATGTCTGGTGGAATAACCCCCATGTCGTAAGGGCTGACGCAGCGGCCTCAAGTAAAGCAACGCATGTAGAGGTAAGCTGGGGCGATGCTATTCGCTGGAACTCTTATGCTAAGTATAATGACCGGCGTGAGATGAAACATATCCTAGCTTGGTATCACTACGACTTCGAACGCAAAACCGGCATCCATGTCCCAGTGACGAAACCTCGCCCAGATCTTCACATGTCTGAACAAGAGTTAAATTCCAGAATTGAAGGACGCTATTGGGTTATCTTATCCGGAGGTAAACTAGACCTAACTGCCAAGCACTGGCACGCACATCGAGCACAAGAGGTGGTAGATAAGCTGTTGGCAAAAGGTATTCACTGCGTACAAGCTGGGGCAACCCATACTAACCATATACACCCGCCATTGCAGAACACTACAAACATGCTTGGTAAAACTGAGAATGTAAGAGATTTATGGAATATCATTCGCTATGCTGATGGTGTGATTTGCGGGGTAACTGGTGCAATGCATATCGCAGCAGCCTTTGAAAGACCTTGCGTGGTTTACGCAGGCGGGCGAGAAGATCCTTGGTTTGAAGCCTATGTAAATGGTTTTCAAGCTTTTGGGCCAACTGCTGAACCTGTGAAAGTAGAACACAAGTTTTTACACACTATTGGATTACTAGAATGCTGTGCAACTCAAGGGTGCTGGAAGAACAGAACAGTAGCTTTAGACCCACAAGATCTAACACGCAAAGCACACACGCTCTGTCGGCAGCCGCTTCGCACCGCTCCTCATCCAGTACCGAAATGCCAAGACTTAATTTCATCCGATCATGTAGTAGAGGCAGTTATGGACTATTACGATAAGTCGGTGTTACCCCCTATTAAAATTGTAGACAACCCTGCTCCAACTGTAAGCATAGTACGAGTGCAAGAGGGTAACCCTATAACAACAGAAATGCCTATAAAGATTGTGCGAGAGCCCTCCACCGCTATCAAAGAACAGAAACCTTTTCAAAAGGTTCATCCACAAGAACTCACAAGTGTAGGGGTAGGGCAGATACAGCGGCAGTTACCTCTCATGGATAACCCAATAATCGGAGGTAAGATTACTATCTGCGTTCTTTGTTATGGACCTCACCCGCAACTCGCCAAGACTTGTCTATCCAGCATTCTAGCTACTATCCCACCCGAACGATTAGACTTGCGTATTGGGCTTAATGAAGTGCATCCCGATACTTTTGCTTATGTGAAAACATTACCGGTTACAAAGATCTACGCAAACAGTCTTAACCGTTATAAGTATCCTGTCATGCGAGATATGTTCTGGGATGAGCAAAGACCTATTACCACGAACTATGTAGTATGGTTTGACGATGATACTTGGGTAGTTAATCCAAACTGGATCAATGATTTATGCCAGACCATCATAGATAATCATCCTAAAAATTATCGTATGTTTGGTTCTTTAATGTACCATGATTTAACAATGTATGCTAAAAATGGCAACGACCCTACCGCTTGGTTTAAGACTGCAGACTGGTATCGTGGGCGTAATTTTCGAATGCGTGGCAGTCAAAAAGAACAAACAAATGGAAGTGTGATAGACTTTGCAGTAGGGTGGTGTTGGGCTATAGCTACGGAAGCTATTCGCAAAGCGAATATCCCAGATGTAAGGCTTGGGCACAATGGCGGAGACATTACATGTGGCGAAGCATTGCACCAAGCTGGCTTTGACATCAAGCAATGGAATATGGGCAAATCGCTAGTGGCCTGCCCAAGTATGGCTAACGGCGGGCGACGAGGTTATTCTGAGAAATTCCCATGGGCAAACGAGTAATAAAATGAATAAAATTGGCTTGTGCATGATTGTTAAAAACGAAAGCAAAATAATAACAAGATGTCTTGATAGCGTTAAACCCTTAATAGAGTATGTCTGCATCGTAGACACCGGATCAACAGACAATACGATTGAAGTAATTCTAGCTTGGCTTAATAAAAATAATATGTTGGGTAAGGTAATAACAGAACCTTGGAAAGATTTTGCTCATAACCGAACGTCTGCTCTTGCTCACATCCGAAAACAAACTGACATTGATTATGTGCTGATGATTGATGCAGATGAAACCTTAGTGTATGACAATGATTTTGATGCGAACAAGTTTAAACAAAGTATGGACAAAGATCTTTACATGATTAAATGTCATCACGACAACATCGTGTTTGATCGACTATCCATTACGAAGAATAAAAAGCCCTATGTGTACAAAGGAGTGCTGCACGAATACTTAGACTGCGAAGACCCAATAGAAACTAGAGCTGTGTTACTTGGTGTTCGCAACACCACGCCACATGACGGAGCAAGAAGCCAAGTTAATAAGTTTGAGAATGATGTGGCCATTTTTGAGAATGCTCTTTTGACGGAAACAGATCCATTTCTAATAGCAAGGTACACATTTTACCTTGCGCAGTCATTCCGAGATCTGAATCAAGATGCCAAAGCATTAAAATTCTATCTTCAAAGATCTACACAAGGTTTTTGGTCTGAAGAAGTATATATGGCTCTTTTAAACGCAGCTAGGCTTAAAGAAAAGCTAAAGTATAAAGATGAAGATATCATCCAAAGCTACATGCAAGCACATGAAGTCATCCCCCATAGGATTGAAGCTATACACGGAGCAGCAAAGTTTTGTCGCACAAGCTCAAAATACCATCAAGCTTATCTCTTAAGCAAATGGGGGCAAAGCCTTCCGGTACAAAAAGATGGGTTGTTTGTAGAAGCTTGGATCTGGGATTATGGCATAGAAGATGAAGTTAGTGTAAGTGCTTATTGGTCAGGGCATTACGCAGACGGTTTAAAAGTTACTAAAGAGCTATTGAAAAAGATACCAGAGAAACATTTAGATAGAGTGAAACAAAACCTAATCTATTTTGAAGGTAAGATTTGATGCTGGTTTTAGACCACACCATAATGCACGAATTGTGGCAAGATCCTCTATTCTGGGAATGCGTACCCTGCCTTGAAAACTACCGAGAAGAAGCAGAGCAAGTAGCTGTGCAAGCAAATATTGCACAAAGTAGTCTAAAAGTAAAACACAGTTCGTTGTATACTCAATGGCTGCAACTACTGCACGAGTGGGCAAAAGAGCAGCCCGCTAAGGTAGGACAGCTAGTAGACTACATTCAACAGAAGCGTCCGCATTGTGCAGAAGATATAGCCCTACCGCTTATGCTAGGGCAAAAAGATCAAGTGTTTATTTTTAGGAAGTAATTACATGACTCGGCGTATATGTCTTACACGATCTGCGACTACGACTACTTCAAATACAAATTACGGTACTTACCGTCTGCGGGTTGATGTCGTTGCAGTAGAAGGTCCAGACCTAGATGCCAATATTTTTGTGTACCGAAACAATCCGCCAAGTCCTTACACAACACTATCCACAGATACATTTGAAGCCGTTGCGGGACCGCCTCAACTTGCTAACATACCTGCAGGGGCTTCAAATCCGGATTTGAGCTGGCCTTACTTTCGTTTAAACTATATTGAGCTAGATGTGGCCTCTACAGCAGAAGCAGATGGAATCTGGGCAGAGATTCAAGCGGAGACTAAAGAACTGCTTGACGCGCTAGAGCGGCTGTCTCAACTTCAAGTAATTCAAACTGTGTGGTTTCCTTCTGCACCACCTACCCCATAAGAAGCTATTAACTACAAGGAAAACAAACCATGGCTGAACTAAACAAAATGTTAATCCTAGAAGAATCTGTGCTACTAGGTATGATTGGTAATCCAACCTTTGTACAAGAGTTTCCATTCATGGCTGGGGCCGATGGTGTTATAAACGCCAAACCTTCTGGATGTGGTCGCTGCAATCAGAAAGCGGGAAGACGAATCCAAGCACTCAATGGCATTAAGCAATCAATTGTTTCCATGAGTGTTGAGAAGAAACTGAAGCTTAAACAAATGGTAAATGCAGAAAAAGTCCGTGTTCTAATCTCCGCCGGCGGTAAGGTTACCGAGTACACTTTCTAGCCTAAATAATAGGCAAATTCGTGTCATTATTATATGAGAGCGATTAGCTCTTGAACTCTTTTATCTACTTGCTAGTGCTAGCAAGAGTTAGGAGTTCTGTTTCTAGGTATGTATGTAGGGAGACAAGTTATGATAAGCAACACAAACGGTATGGCTCTTTTCGTTTTAGCTCGCAATCATGGGCATGAGTGGACAAATCACACTTCGTTACAGCAACTTCAAGATGTTGGGTGGGCTATGGCATCGATGGCTGCGAATGACGGAGTGGAGCGGTTAATGGCAGAAAGACAGAAAGAAAATTTGTCGCTGCCTGGTGGGATCTCCGCAGACATCGCCCACACAACCGGCAGTGGTCGGTTAAGCTGGTTCTGCTACCAGGGCGAGTCTGGCCGGATCAGTATGTCAGTGAATAGGCCCGGTGTGGGGCTTACTGGCAGCACCTCGGTGGTGCTGAGATTGGAGGCAATTTGCTTCAATCACCCAGCAGGGCTTGAGTTGATATGGGAACTTGACGATATCGAGCTAATGGAAGATCTTGTACACCTTAGGCATATCCGAGCAATCACGGTTGCTCTCTTTAACAAGGCCGATGAGGCCGAAGTGGAGTGGTTTTTGGGGTTCATTAAGAACCCAGCATTCTGTTCGAAGATCCGTAAAGAACTGACGGATGAGACGGAAGCTGCTGAGCTGGCAGCTGGGATGCCCGCCCAGCGACCAACTTCTGGTACTGTGCGGGCCCCCGCCATAGTCGATTAATAAAACCGTCCTGAGCCGACGTTAAAGGGCTCATTGTTATAATTCCCCGCCCTCGCTTACCAGCTAATGGTAAGTGAGGGTTTTCTTTTTTAACTATCGGAGAACAAGTTATGGCCAAGTTTGAATGCAATGAGTCAGAAGGGCTGTCATGTATAGACCGCCTTTCCAAAATGGACCCTGCCGCCCGTTGGCATGACTCCGAAGAGGAGAAATGGGCGAACAGCGGTGCAGCCCTATTTATAGGGGGCCCAGAGGAACCGAATGGCGGTGGCTTCTATTGCCAGTTCTTTGAAGACGAAAGGGAGATAAGGTGTCGCATCACCTACTCCTCATATAAGGGATTCAGTGAGGAGAGTATAAAAGCTCTCCTCGAAGAGTCGGTAAAAACCCCCATTGTACTTGCTCGGAGGTATTAGTGGAAACTGTGACAGTTAAAAAATCCTTGTTCTCCGTAATAAGACGGACAAAATATCACTTCACCAAAGAGCCAAGGTGGGAGACGCTTGTTCCCACCTTGGTTTTTCTAGTGTCCATGTTAATTGCTTGTGCCTATTACAAGTTTTAGGAGGTGCTATGAAACGGGAGTGGGAACAAGTTGACTGGTTACCAGCTGGAGCTAAGTACACAGGCAACAGATATGTGGTTTGGGATTGGTACTTAGCCGATAAGAAGAAGTTGGTGACGGTATTTAGGGCATACACCACCGCAAAAGCTGCTGCTAACTATTATCAAAAAGTTAGTAGAGAAGCTGCCTTTTTTGGTGGGCTAGTTAAACGTTTGGGGGTTAGGCATATGCCTTACAGTAAGTTGATTCCCATCACTAAGGTTTACGACCCTAAAAACGGAAAACCAACTAAGATACCAAAAAACGATGGATGCTCAGCTGTTAGCTGGGCAGCTGCATCGTTGTTAGTCTTTGAAGGTTAGTCTTTGAAAAGCCCTCAGCTAAATAAATGGCAATTCGGTGTCATTATTATATGAGGGCAACCTTAACTATTACGCCCTCGCTTGCCAATTTTGGTAAGCGAGGGTTTTCTTTTACCTACTTAAAGGAGTCAGAGATGAGTGAGTTTGAAAAAGAAACTTTGTCGGATTTGGCAAAGGTGATCCGCCTCCAAGCGGATCGGCCTACACCTCCAGAGTCTATCTGGAGACAGATCGAAAACTCGTTGCTAGGGGCAGTAATAATGTTTTTAGCAACATGGTGGCTAGCCACCATAATTAAGTTTTAACCAACGTCCTAAGCAAGACGTTAAAAGGCTTCGGTATTCTTACCCGTTAGCGTTGCCTGAAAATACGGCCTAAATCGCAAAGGACCTTATGGAGTGGGGGATTCACTCTGGAGTTTAAGGTTAGTCACCTTGCGCTACTCTTCAAGCGGAAACGACTAGTTAGCAATAGCAAAGCCAGTAGCTATTGCTAACTTGCGCACTGGAGGCATGACAAGCCCTCCGGCTGGTCCCGACAGACTTCGGGAGAGGTAACCCACCTAGCGAAAATGGGAATTAGATGAAAATTCTAATCGCCCTCGACAAGGCGTTAAAAGGTCAGGCTTCATCGTTACCCCTCGCTTGCCTGCTACAGCAAGTGAGGGTTTTTTATTTGTAGCAAGT